GCGTCAAAGGAGGCTTGGTTTACCGTGTCGTTTCGATCTAGAAACACCTTGAGTTTTTGCCCCGCGTCCTCGAATTGAACGAATGAGAATTGGCAAAGGGATCGCGTCTCTGTCAACGGCGAATCGAACGGAGTACCCGCCGAGTTCACCGGCTTCTTGGCCGTTGGCGTAGTTCGATCCTGAACCAACACCCGCTCCTTAGTCACGAAGGAATCGATCTTAAAAACTGGCACCCACGTTGTAGGATCGGGGGAGTCTGGGTTCTCTTGGCTCTGCTTTTGCTCTTCGGTGCCCGTTTGAAACTTCGCGTCTACAGTCCAGTAGATGGGGTGCTTTTCATCCCGCTCGGCGGTCAAGTCATCGCATACCAAGCCCAAAGGCCCGTATAGCAAGCCAACGCGGGGCAAGCCTGGAGTCTCGGTCAGTACCGAGAGACGAGAGGTAAACTTATCCTCGGCCTTAACGCGAAAACTCCACGACTCGCCGAAGACTAACGAGAAGCCTTGCCCCTTGCGAACAAATCCGCTTCCCTTGCGAAGTTCCGATCCTACTAACTCATTCGCCATCGTGACTACCTCCTAAAAGCGATTCGCGGTGCGTTCTCGGCCAACTCGTTAGCCTTCTTTGCTTCCTTAAGCAAGTCTTCTGCCATCTTTTTTTGCTCTGCTTGCTGCTTACCTTTTGCGTTCTCTTGCTGCATGAATGTAAACGCTTCCTTAGTTCCTGCCTTGAGCGTTGGTGCAATATTCTTGGCGATCTCCTGGCCGCTCTGCGTACCGAAGCGCATGGCCGCTTCCATTGCTGCCTGATCGCCTTGCTGACGACTTAGGCCCTTATCTGGCCCTAGTGCTACCATACCCTCGATGCGTTGCAGTTCCGCTTGCAATTGCTCTTGAGGGGATCTCATTCCCTCTTTCATCTTCTCGGCATCTTGCTCGGCTTGCTTCCTTTGCTTCGCTTCCTCGATAAGTTTATTGAGCGTCTGGTATCGCTTAATGTCATTCTCAGAATACCCTGCGGCTTTCTGCTTTGCCGCCATGTATTCGGATTCGCTCATCGTCAATTGGTCGTACTGATCGCGTAGCGACTTGAGTTCCTCGATCTGCTTTTTATTCAACTCATCCTTGGCGATTTCTGCCGCTTTAGCCTTTTCCGCTGCCGCTTCTTCTTTTGCTCGTTGCTTGGCTTGCTCTGCTAGTTTACCCGCTTCCGCGTCGGCTTTTTTCTTGTTCTCTAACCGCATCCATTCGGCGTGCATCGCATCCGCAATTGCATCATCTTCGGCTCTTGCGAGTTCGTTGAGGTTTAGCAAGTACTCGTTCGACTTGCCTTGAGCGTACGACACAAGGAAACCCCAGCCCTGAGCAAACGTGCCTAGCGTCGAGGTCAGTGCCTTTGTTCCGCCGCCGGTCGCTTGCGTGCGGAATGCTTCGAGCAACGCTGTTACCGCTGGCGTGAGTTGCGTACCGATCTCGATTGCCAACGCCTTAACATCGCCTCCAGCCTTTGCAAACTGGCCCGATAGCGTAGCGGCTAACTTCTCGTTCATGCCGGCGAAGCGTCCGCCCTCTTCGGTTGCACTCTTAAACGCGTCGGCAACCATTTGGGCACTAATGCCGCCTTGCTCCATTTGCTTCCGCAGATCGGTCATTGCAATGCCGGTAGTACGGCTTATTTCTTGCAATGGATTAAAGCCCGCGTTTACCATTTGCAAGACTTCTTGCCCCATCAACTTACCGTTGGCTTGCACCTGCCCGAATGCCAATGCTAAGGACTGAAACTGCTCTGGATTGCCAAGCGATATTGCAGAGAGCCTTGCTAGCGTCGGCTTAATCTGATCCGCAGTTACGCCGAATTGCAAAAGCGTTTTTCCGGCCTTTGCAAAGTCCGAGAAGTTGATAGGGGAGTCAACGTCAAGTTTTTTGAAGTCCGCCATCATCTGACGGGCTTTGATACCCGAATCCGTCATCACCTCGAAAGCAACTTGCGTTTGCTCCATTTCAGCCGCAATACTGACGGTCTTTTTTAGCCCCGCCATAGCCGCACCGAATCCGAGATAACCCATCGCCAAGCGTGCTAGCGATGATGTGGCCGTGGTCGTTGCTACATTTGATTCTTGCTTGGCTTGCGTGTTCTCTTTGATGCTTGCCGTTGCCACCTTAACAACGCGGGCTAGCCCCTCTTCCGCTGCCTTCGCACGGTCGGCGTAAATCGCTTCCAGTCCGTGCTTTTTAGCCATCGCGTCTATGGCTTGATTGTATTGATGAATATCAATCTTGCCTTGCGTGAACGCTTTATCCAACGCTTGCACTTCGCGGTGCATTCGCTGCAATGGAGTTTCAGACTGCTGCAAAATGCGTGCGAGATTTGCGGCTTCTTTAGCTAACTCTGCCTCTGCTTCGGCTGCCTTGCGTGCAAACTCAGCAAGACGAGATTTCTCCAACTCAGCCGCCCGTTTTGTTAGTTCGGCTTGTGCTTCCGCTGCTTTCTTTGCTTCCTCGGCTAACTTGCGTTCGTTCTGCGCTGCCTCCTCCATAGCGTAGGTCATTACGCCAAATTTTTTCGCTAAATGCTCTTGAGCCTGTGCGAATGCCTCTGCGCTCATGCCACCCGCCGCATACGCCTTGTCAAGCAGTTGCATCTTAGCAGCGTACTTATCGAGTGGCGTTTCCGACTCTTTTAGCGTCCTAGCGATTGCGTTGAGTTCATTCCGCGTAAACTGCCCATTTTTTCGCAGTTCCTCAACATCTAAACCCACCTTGATATTTGCGACGTTGATCGTTTGGGCCATTTACTTCGCTCCTAATCCAAACATCGCTTTGACCTGTCCTGCTATTTGCGTCGATGCCTTTGCGGCTTGCTTCAGCATCGTTTTTGCGCTCCGTTTTGGCCGCCTGTAGCGACTCGGCATGAAGTCAGCTACCTCCGGCATCTCTTGACCAGCCCTAGCGTATAGAGGCAAGTTAATAGCGTGAATAATTGACGCGGTTTGCTCCCACTCTTCGCCTATCGGCTCGATTGAGTCAAAAGCAATCCACTGATTTAACGCTCCCGATGGTAGGCTTTTGATCCATGCCATCGGGTCAACAATCCCCCATCTCAACGCAAGCCGGAAGGCGATTGCTAGCCGCCGGTTGCGTCTGATTTTTTTGCTAGTGCTTCGATCTCGCCTGCGTCGTAATCGGAGAGCTTTAAGGCTTGCTCGTACAACTTGCCTACGGTCAGCCTCGGCAGTTGCTTCAAAGCGTCCGAATCTTTAACGATACGTTCGCCATCATTCCCCACCAAGCAATACGACACAAGCAATCTTCGATGCTTCGCAAAATCGAAACTCTCGCCTTTTTGCATCGAGACTTCCATATCTGCCGCATCAGACTCGCAAAGTTCACGAAGCGTAAACACTTCCGCTCCGATGCGAACCTCGATTGTGCGAAGTGGACGCGATGCTGCTGCAAGGAATCGATCTAGTTCACTCATCGTCTTCATCCTCCTCGATGATCCGCTTTGCTTCCTCGACAAACTGTCGAGAGAATTGTTCAGGCTGTTCGATGTCGACCTGATAGCCCAAGGCGTTCATCGCTTGCATCTCAATTGATGCCATTTCGCCCTCTGTCAAATACTCGTGCGGGAAGTTGAACAACGCTTGTAGCTGCACCTTCTCGCCGTGTGGCAAGTACCCAACTAGCACCCCGTCGAAAAGCACCTGAAACTGTGCCAACGGGATCAAAACCCCGTCGGCCCTTAAACCCATCTGTTGCTTGAGAGCAAACATAAAAGCCCCTTACTAAGCCGCTGTGAATGTCAAAGTCGTCGCACCGTCAAACTGCAACGTATAACTGCCCTTCATGATAACACCCTTTTCGCACGAAGGAAATTTCACGTTTTTGACAAACGCTGTGCCCTGAACGCTTCCGGCTCCTGGAAATGTCAACGTGACTGCGATTCCCGCGTATGGTTCTGCCGATGGAACCATCGCAGTAGTGATCGGTGGAGAAGCACCGAGCCAATTAAACTCAATTTCGATTTCGGGATTCTTCCGAAGGTCGCTTGGTCGCAATTGCTCATAGAGCGTAGTGCCCAAATGCGTGATATCCAACGCATCGACGGAGACATTGAAATCTCCAATGCGAGTGATCTGAGTTGTAACCAAACCAGTCCCGGCGATGGTAGCCCCCAACCCGGTATCCGCCACTGTCAAAGCCGCCATGTTTAAGGCTCCTTGTAATGCACCAAGAGGTCGAAACTAACCAAATACCGATGCTCCTGGTTTCCATCGGTTGGAGGATCTTGCATGTATTCATCGCCGCTATCAAAGTCGATACCGCAAAAGGTATAGCCATCAACAACGCCCCTGAATGAATCAATTCCAGTCTCACGAATCGCTCGGCTGATTGCACTTGCCGCCGTGCGAGTCCGTGCGAAACACTCGAGCGTTATTCGTGCGTGTGCAGACTTACCTAACCCGCTTACCATGTGATCGCGTTGCGTTGAGATGACGTAGTAAATCACCGCCGGAAGTGTTGCCTTTTGTACCAAAACGTCTGGGTACATTCGCTGACCGATAAGCGTTGAAACGCTTGCATAGGAAAGCAACTTTGTACGCAACGCTTCGCCAATCGCTGACATTACAGTTCCCCGCTAATGATGCCGATGGTACGCGTTGCCGCTTCGCTCGATCCGCTGACGATGCGAATCACCTTGACGCCCTCGAATACATCTGGATTCAAGGCGATGTATCGGCTAGCCCCTGCGTTAACGCTGTACTGCGTGCCTTCGTTGTAGAGGTTGTAGAAGTTGGTTCCCTGGTCGGCGGACGCTTGAAACGTAAACGCCGTGCCCGTCAACGCCGAGGGGGTGACAATCGCAAGCGGCACACGTCCGCCTTGCATGCTCAACGATGTTGATGTCGTACCGCTCGATGCGATGGTTACGGTGTCTGTTAGTGTAATGTTTTTAGCCATTTAATCGCCTTTGCTAGATCGCCTTGTTCTTTTGCCCATAGCCTGAATCTCAACGTCAAGTGCTTTGAGTTGCTTCTGAAGTTCTGCGATAAAGGCCAGTTCAGCCGAGGACATGTTAGCGTAAAAATGCTTTACCGCTCCTCGTTCGCTCATTGGGTAACTTGCTGTCTGTGGTTTAGTATTTACCGTTGCGTAGTATTGATTCCCACGACGCGAAGTCCTCAAGACTTGCTGCCCTGGTTGACCCCATAAGTAGCGAGTGTACGAAGTGCCTTTTTTGTACGGTGCTAGGAACTGCTGCTTATTGCCTTTCCAGTGCTTTGCTCCCCAGTAAATAGCAAGTCCGTTTCGCGTTACTTTTGATCCGACGTAATCGCGGGAATCAATCCCAGCCCACTTTGGATCATTAGCGTATTTTTTGCTCCATCGCTTACGACTTCCGCTTTGCCTCGATGACGCGAAATGTGACGAACGATTGCCAAGTGCCTTTCCGTATGACTTCAAGCACTCCATAAAAGGCCCCTTGCGGAGCTTCAGCGGAATCGCACTGATCGCCTTAATCATGTCGTAATTGATGTCTACTTCACCGCCCATTACATCACCACCGAGCAAATAAGGTCGATGTATCGTCGCAATCCATCGACCGGGTTAATATGCGTGATGCCGTAGTTTTCGCCATCGTAAACGACTTGCATTTGCGTGTTGTATCCGCTTCGATACCTGACGCGAAAAACTGCCCTTGTCCCCGCTTCTAGTTGCCTACCTCGCATCGATTCAGTACCGCCCGTTGGGTAATACTCGCAAGGCTCGCCAACGACATAATTAGACCACGACACAACCGGCTGGCCTGATGCGTCTTGCGTCTCAGTCTTTTGTTGGATTGTGCATCGCTGGCGAAGTCTGCCAACGCGTAAATCTCGAGGCCTTCCGCTCATGGATAGCTACTCCGCATGTAACGACGAACCAACATTTCATACGGTCGCATCGTCTGCAATGCTTCGCTCATGAGCATATCGCGGTTTTCAAAGTAGTGCGCCACCAAAAGTTTGATAGCCGCCTTTGCCGCCTCTGGTACGCTCTGACCGTCTTGCGAGTAACCGCATTTGTATTGGATCGTCCATGCATCCCAACGCGATGCGGTCGCCGGTAGGCTTACTTGGTACGCAAGCCTAAACTGGTCGACGTGCAACTGGTACAAACTGCTCGATAGCGTCTGCAATGCGTTGTTGCCATCGTAGTACTGGATCGAGGTAATCGAATGGATCGGTGATCGCAATAGCGTAAAGCCATCGTAAAGCGAACCAACCCGCAATCGAAGCGTTTGGTAGCAAGTGACCGTATCGGTGTCATGCTCCCACTGCTCCCTGGCCGCCTGAATCAAGGCGGATAGGTGAACGTCGTGAGTAGTGTCGCTACTTGCTATTTCGAGTTGTTTTTTTGCTTCGCTGAGTGTCACCGGCTCGGTCGTCGGCCCGGTCACTAGCTCTGGTGTCAATCGCATTTGCGAGTCCTCTAGCAATCATCAACTCAGCCTGTCCGATAGGCACTGCCACCAGCCGATAACCGGCTGGTAGCCCTTGCCAGAATTGATTGAGTATCAAGTCCATTAGACTAGACCACTCGACAAACGTCACCGTCTGCTGCACCAGTCGAGGTCGTCGGAGCAATCTTGCCACGGGACAAAACAGCAACCGCTGCGATGTAGCCACCGCTGGTGCCGTCTCCAAAGGTTGCAACAACCTTCAAAAATGGCTCCTTGCCTCGCAAGTCGACCTGGAAAACGCAAGTCTGCCCGTCATCGGTTGCACTCGGAAGAGCGAGCGTAGCACCGCCAAGGCCGCTGCCACCCGCGAAGGTCGCTCCGGTGATGTCGGCGTAACTTCCGCCGCTGGTCGATGAGGCTTGCAACTTCAAAGCGGTCATCGCAATATCGGTTGCTCCGAGTTGTACGATGACTGTTGCATAGTCGTATCCCCTGGTGTCAACAACATCAGCCGTTGCCGTGTTATTGTCGATCAATGCACCGGGCTTAATCGCGGTGACAAACTTGCATTGCTGTAGTGGATTCATAACGTCAATTCCTTTCGTTGAGTGGTTCAGTTAATTACGCTGCGGCCTTGACTTGCACAATTGGCCCTGCGTTGCTTGCGTCGCCGATTTCGTGGACGTTGTAGTCCCAACGAGTGATCGAACGGAAAGCGGTTTGGTCAAACTCCATGTAACGGCTAGAGTCAGCAACAACGCTGACACCGCGTCGCAGTCCCAAGGTCGATGCCATCGACAAGTCGCCGATGTAGGCAAGTTTGGTTCCGCCGCTGATCGTGCTTGGCATCACTTGCACAAACTGCACTGGGTAACCCATGAATTGCAACACCGGCCCGCTTCCGAGGTCAACGTAGTTGTTTCCACCGGCTGCGAGTTGCAAGCGAGCTAGCACGTTCCAGAAAACGGCTTTATGACAGAACCAAACCGGATTCATTCCGGCGAATTCAGGCAACTTGCCGACCGCTTCTTGGAAGACTGCAATGGTCAAAGTAGCCGCCGTGTTTTGGCCTGCTGCGGCGGTCGCAACCGATCCGGCTGCGAGTACGTTGGCTAGCCCGTTGATGCCGCCGTAAGTAGTCGAACCGTCACCCAAGAATGCGGCTTGATCCAACTTCAACGCATGGGCTTGAGCCATCTCCATTGCCAAGTAATCAGCGATGGCAATAACCGCATCCTCGTTGAGTTCGTTGCTGACGCGGGTCAAGGTAGCCCACTTGTGAGCGGTCAACGAGACTTGCCCCAAAGATGGATCGCTAGCAGTGATCTCGCCCGCTTCGCCAACTGCGTAGGCGGTAAGCCCGCTAACGCGTCGAGGGATGGTCACCGTGTCCGAACCCATTGGGTAAGTGCGAGCGAAACGCGAAGTTACGCCGTAGGTTTCCATCAGGCTGATAACCGAGGTTTCAAACTCAGGCGGGACGAGTACGCCGCCTCGCAAGTCGTCGTTTTCTCCCATCGCGTTGAGGACGCCGTTATCTCGGCACCATTGACGGGCTTGAGTGTTTCCGTTCAACGCTCGGAAGAATTGACCGGCTTTGAACGCATCGCGTTCGGCGTCTGGGCCTTTGAAGGCTTTGAGCTTTCCGGTCGCCCGTGCGGTCGCTGGAATCCTGAATGCCGATGCTTCAACGCTTCGAGTCTCGTTGACTTGGCGGACAGTGTTTGACACTGCGGACTCGATGCGAATTGCTCGTTCGCGTTCCTTGCTGAGGTTGGCAATCTCGCCAGTCTTTTCATCAGTACCTACGATTGCATCAATCCGTGCTTGTTCGTCTGCAAGCAGACTGCGGTTTTCCTTCGATGCTTCGTCCTGGATCGCCTTTACTTCTGCTTGCAAGGCTATGATTTCTTCGCCGATTTGCTTTGCGGTTTTCATACCGACTGCTCCCTGTGCTGTGTGGCAGTCGATAAACCAAGATAGCGGCATGACTGCCACGGTGTTACTTAAAACATTTCCCGTGTGTCACTGCCGCTAATTAGTTGCAGAGTTTTTGAGACTTACGCTCAAAGATCGCACAAGGGACTCGAACCCTTCGTCTTTTGCACGGTTTAACAGCCGTGTGCCCTCACCCGTTAGGCTAGTGCGATGCATTAAACCTAGCAAGTCGCTAACGCGTTGTCAACCCTCCAGCATACTGAGCCATCTTTGCTTTGAGTAAATTGACTTTTGCTTGGTCGAATGCGTTGCTGGTCTTTCGCTTCTTGCCGCCGTTCTCGACTCGCCCAGTAGCAAAGCCCAACTCAATCGCCTTTTCAACTTCGTACCACGACTCGTTCGCCATTGCATTCTCGATTTCGCTTTTCGATAGTTTCGCGTATTGCGAATAAATGTCAGCAAGCGATGCGTCGTAGGATTCGAGAGCGTTTATGACCTTCGCCAACTCTTCCCGGTTGCCGAATGCAAACCCCATCGCTCGGTGAATCATCAACCGCGACCCGTCCGCCATCAGCCGCTTAGCACCACCGAGGAAGATGATCGACGCCGCAGATGCCGCTAGGCTGTCATTAATCGTCGTGACCTCGCCTTTGTGGGATCGCAGTGCGTTGTAGATGCCGATACCCTCATCAGCCGCCCCGCCTGGAGAGTTGATGCGAACCGTAACCGCATTCGAGCCAAAAGAGCGAAGAGCATCGGCAACGCCACGCTGGGTTATCGGGTTTTCATCCCATCCATCCCCAACTACGCCGGATAGCAGGATTTCGTTTAGTTCTGCCTTGATTTCAATCATTTTCCACCCCTTTTCAGGTCAAAAACCCTGTTTTCCCACGTTTTCACCTCGTTTTCGACCGCTTTTTTAAGCGATTCACCCCCGTTTTTAGCCGCCAATTCAGCCAAAAT